AACCTTAAATATCATCCTTGACATCGACAACACCTTTGTCGAATATACGCACAGTAGAGATGGAAACTGGCAGAAGCTCAGTCCCGAGGAAAAGGCCAAGTATACCTTCGTAGGTAACTCAGAAGCAGGAGAGGGCTTCATTTTGCGCCCCTACTTTGTGGAGTTCTTTACGGAGCTATCGAAGATGGCGAAGACGGTGAGTCTCTGGACCTGGTCTGATTGTCCCTATGCAGAGTCTGTGAAGGAGATGATCGAGGAGCGGACTCCTTGCCGTATCTCGAACGTGTGGTGTGACGAACACGCTGAGGCGGCAGGGGATATTGGCGGACAGGGCAAGGACCTGAACTATATCTGGTACACTCAGAACAAGTTCCAGCCCTGCGACACGATTCTGATTGATGACTTACACTCGAACATTCACAACGGAGCAAACTACCAAAATGGTATTCAACTTAAGAAGTTTGCCTTGTGGAATCGTGTGACGAAGAAGCAGCCGTTTGGTCCCTATACAGATATGTCAGAGGACGAGACACTGTTAGAGGTGCTTGGAGCCTTGCGTGATTTGGATGTTAAGAGGAATTTGTGTCCGGAGGGCGAGGAGGAAACCGCCCATCCGTTTGAGGATGCCTTAGTTGTTGGTGGACGTCGGCCGAAGACCTATCGTCGGAAGCGGGCTAAGCCATCTAAGACCGCGAGGCGCCGATCTTCGAAAGGACGTAGGTACGGAGGAGGCCGATCGTGAACACCACCAGGGCGAACGAGATGACCAGGTTCACGAATGCAGCCATCAGGTCACCCACCTTCAGCGTGATGCCGCCCATGGAGATTGTGAACGACGAGAGACCCTTGCCAGCCGCCGTCGCAGGCGCCAGGAGGGGCGTGATGATGTCGGCGGAAAGCGCCTCAAAAAACTTGCCCACGACGCCACCCAGGTAGAACGCCGACGTCAGGATGATGATGTCGCGAGTATCCAGCATTTTTATTAAGACGCGTATACTTTATTTCGTAAAGACAATGGACACCCGCTTCTGGGGACCAAGTGGATGGCAACTCTTCCACTTGATTGCCTTCAAATCACCCCACCCCGACGACACTCTCAATCTGATGAAGGATGTTCTGCCTTGTAAGTTTTGTCGTGCATCCACGACTGAGTTTGTTCATCAACACCCCCTGCGCGGCGACCCAGGCAAGTGGATGTACGAGATTCACAACATGGTGAACCACAAGCTTCGAACTCAGTGTAAGGACGATCCTGCCGTTGTAAACCCCGGTCCTGATCCGTCGTTTGCAGAGGTGAAGGCGAAATATGAAAAGATGAAGAAGCCCACAGCTGTTCCGGGCGCGGACTTCTTGCTCTCGGTGGCCGCGAACTACCCTGAGAAACCTGAGCCTGAACAGATGGCGGTCCAGCGTCAGTTCTTTCGTAGTCTGGGCGAATCCTACCCCTTCGAACAACTCCGCAAGATCGTGAAGGTTCGGGGTACACCTGATCTGGAGTCTCGGGAAGCCTATATGAAGTGGATGTATGGTTTAGTTGAGGCTCTGGCTAAGAAGGTTCACACTCCGGTTCCTTCCTATCGGGGATATGCACAACGGATCGCGTATTATCGGAGCGGTTGCTCCAAGAAGACGTATCGTGGTAAAACGTGTCGTAAGAGTGCAGGTGGTCGGACCAAGGATCGTGATCATCGGGCGACATTTCGTGTGAGCCATGAGCGGTTACTTTGAGCTTCAGCGAGACGGGCATGCTTAGCTGAATACACCTCAGCCTTCTTGTCCTTCGCGGACTTCTTCGTCTCCTTTCGTGTTTTCGGCGTCTCTCTATCCATTCTTAAGGTAAGTTCTTACCTTTTGGATGCGAGGATTTCGTTTTTAGTAGTAGTTGCCGCCCTTGCGCGACTTGCGTCCACGGCGCGTGCGACGGCGACCACCCACCTTCGCGCCCGCCAGGGGATCACCCGGGCTCGCCGCACCAGGACCCGCAAAGGAGAGATCCGAGCCCGCGCCGAACGAGTTGAAGGGCTGGACACCACCGCCGCCACCGCCCTTGTACGTCTTCTTCGCCAGCTTGAGGACCTCAGAGAACTTCTTGCCCTTGTGCGCCTTCATCGTGTGCTTCACGTGAGTCAGCCACTTGTTTGCCATTTTGTTTAGTGGACAAGACATTAATTACTCTCAGGTCGGGCACGAAGACCCTCAGGTTTTTCCACAAATCCAGTGGCGACCCGGCTGGTTTCAAAGAGAATCCATTGGCATCCGTAGGCAAACGCAGTATCCGGATTGACCTTTGACGAGTCAAAGACAGGATCAGGGGCCACAATCGTGATATTATTGCGATTGAAGGCGACCAACTCCGGCTGGTCACGAGGATAAATGGCCTGACCGTAGGTGAGATGACGGAGATGAGACTCAGTCCATGACATGTTGAGCATGTCTCCCAGCTCTGTCCCCTGAATCCCTCCAGAGACCAGGATTAGCTTGTTAGCCAGGTAATCCATGGGTAAGGAATGAACCTTTTCCTTGTTTTCCAGAAGGTACTTGCGATTGGTGGTCTTGAGGATCTGTGCAGCCTTGTTCAGGGTGACGCTATTGGTGACATGGGGAACGATGGAAAGAATGAAGGGATCGTGGTTCGGAAAGGCTTGGTTCAGAGCCACACAGACCTCATCGAACGTCCAGTACTCGTAGGCATAGTCAAAACTGGGATCCATACGAGCCTTTGCCACAATCGGCTTGGCGTTCTCATCAGCGTAGAGATGGATCTCCAGTAGACGACGACCACTCGCGACGGTCTCTTTCGGATCAGCGTTAGTGGTTCCCGAGCAGTAGTAGTCGCAAAGGCGCTTACGAGGTACGTGAAGAATTTCCTCTTCCGGATGATGTGTGTCTCGCCATATCGAGTATCCAAGGACTCCAACCAGTCCAGCTGCTATCAGGGCTTCCATTACTCCTTGGGCATAGTAAAAAGAAGATTGCGAAACCCATTGACTATGTCGTCGGGAACGTGTGTCTCCATAGGAATGCCCATCAGACAGGCGTAGTGGAAGTACAGACAATACATTCCACACTCCGAATCCTTGAACTGGTGGCGAGTCGCATTGTACGACATCTTCATCGGCTTGTCGTGGATCTTCGAGGCGTCCCACTGTTCCTTCCACCGCTTCATGAGGACCTGGATTTCCTTCTCGGGTGTGTGGGCATACGAATCAAAGTAGGTGATACGGGGAAACTCCAGCTCGGGACGGATATCGCAGAACAGGGCAACCCAGTGCTCTCCCGGTCCATCGTGAGGATCCGTGTTGAAGACGATCCCAATCCGATGGTGTCCCTTCTTGTAGAGCTCGGTCAGCTTGATACTGCAGAGTGTCGAAACAATACAGGCCTGAGTCTCGGACTTCAGATCAAAGTCGATGGGTACACAGCCAATAAAACAATAATCAGCAAAGATATTCTCGTAGTTCTTCTCTACCGCCGCGATATCATCGCTGGACAGCCACTCGTAGCGATTGACAACCCACTCCTTGGGAGCGCGAGGACGACGAAGAAGGGACGATATAATACACTCCGAAGTTCCTGTGCTGCATTTCTCATGAAGACGAGACTGAAGCTCATGCCACTGCTGTTCAGTTGTTCCCTTGGTGATGGGAGGTTCCATCTTGTGTTCCTTGTTGTAGACCTCACGAAGTCGGTCGACCTCCTCCTCGTCGAGCCAGGACATCCTTGTTCAAAACGGATAGTTTATTGCGAAGATCTTGACAAGGTAATACGAGATGGATTCCCTTAAGTCTCTTCTCACGCGCTATGTCGATATCGGTAAGCGCCTCAACGAGGCAAATCACCACATCAACGAACTCCGCGATCATCGGCGTACGATGGAGCTCGATCTTACGGCACTCTATGCCACGTCTCGCGAACCGTTGCCCGAGGTAATCGAGCTGAAGAGTTCGGAGATGATGTTTAAGGTCAAGAAGCCCAACGAGTGGAAGAAGGGTTGGTCACTCTCCAAGAAGGAGCTGAAGAGTTACCTTGCAGACATTCTTCCAGGTCAGGGCGAGGAGATTATGAAGGAGATTGAGCGGAGACATGAGCCAAAGTTGGTGGAGACGGACTACGGATTTGAGTTGAAGGTGAAGCCAAAGGACTGAGATTGTCCTCAATTTGATTAAGTGCGTCTTGAAGTTCCTGAATGTGACGCTTGGCTATTACCAGGTTCTCTTGAGCAAGAAATCCACCCTGGATTCGCTTCATATTCGACACGAACGAACCATTCGTAACCAAAACACGCGAAGCCAGGGCAAACAGAGGCTTCACCATCAACGTGATATGAATATCACCA